ATGAATATTAACGATTACAATGCCGGTATCAGGCGCATTGTCATCTCCGAGGAGGAGATACGTTCCGCGATCACTAAGGCAGGCGCAATGATATCCGAAAAATATAAGGGCGAACCCGTTCTGCTCGTGAGCGTTCTGAAAGGCGCTTTCATCTTCCTTGCCGACCTCGCAAGAGCTATCAGTATCCCCTGCGAAATAGGCTTCATGGAGGCAAAAAGCTACTTTGCCGACACGAAGTCCTCCGGAAGCGTCGCTATTACCATGGACCTCAAACACGATGTCAGCAAGTACCACGTCATTATCGTCGAGGATATCATAGACACCGGCAGAACTCTCAAAGAGATCGCCAAGATAATCAGTTCGCGCAAGCCACTCTCCCTCGAAATAGTCACCCTCCTCGACAAGCCCTCACGCCGCGTAGTCGAGCTCAATGCGGACTATTCCCTCTTCACTATCCCCGACTTATTCGTTATCGGCTACGGTCTCGATTTTGACGAATATTACCGCAACCTGCCGTATATCGCAGAGTTCAATGAAAGTCTGCTGTAAGTCAGCATTTACGATCACAAAATACAAATAAACCTCCCACGGCAGAGCCATGGGAGGTTTTATTAATAAGTATCGTTGCCGAGAACGTCCAGATGCCGTCTGTAACGCTTCGGAATGTTGATGCCTACAAGATAGCCGATAGAATGAAGGAAGGTCGAAATAACCGTAAATCCGTCCTTATAGAAGGCTTCTATGCGCTTATCCTTGAATTGGATATTCTTGTAGTCCGGCGGACATATGAACGTCCAGTCCGCTCCGCTGCGGTCGAGAACTATGCGGAAGAACTTGTCTATGTCGGTGTCCTTGAAACCTGCGTTCATCAGTAGAATGTGATGTTCCATGGCATCGTCTATCTGACTCATAATAGCAGTCTGACCGTCAAAGGATATGAGTACAAGCAGTGGCTCGTCTGCTGCCATAGCTTTGTTTACATCATCATCAGACGGGTATTTTATGAGGTCCATTGTATCAGCTCCTTGCATTTTTAATTCCCGGGTTTGACTGAATTCTGAATATATACAGCCCTTAATACTACCGTCAGCGAAAACAAAATAAGCCTTCCGTTAACATTAAGCGCGAAACAAGCGCCAACGCGGAAGGCGGCACAGACACTGTGCTGGTGGAGCACACGGAACATTATCCGAACCCTTGCACTCAAAAGGCACTTCTGCCCTTTCAGGATCATTGCCGTCAACATCGAACAGTCTGAAATAGACAACAATGTATTTTTCGTAAAGGTCAATGCGGCTGATAACAGTGTCGATCAGAGCGGCAGTCGGAGTGGCGGTAAGGTTCTTGACGGCGGTCTCAAACATTTCCAGAGTGAACTTCGGAACACGTCCACGAAGCATTGCCTCACGGGCGAGAAGGTCACTTTTTTGCGTTTCCAGTGTCTCAATGGTATTCTTTATCGTTTCAGAATTGATGCCGCTTAGGACGGCATTAATTGCGTTCTGGAGTTTCTTTCCTACTGACTTCAATTCATTCTGAACAGCAGTCAGTTCAGAGGTATCGAGCATTTGTCTCCGGTACTCCTCAAAGGCAACCTTTGCAACAGTTTTCATCTTGTCGGACTGCAAATAATTGTCGATCGTATTCAGCACTGCATCTTCCAGAGCCGGAGCACTTATACGTCCGAAGTGCTTACCGGGACAGTGATAATAAAAATAAGACTTTCCCTGCTTTGAAGTACCGCTTGTTCCGCTCATACGCTCGCCGCATTCTCCGCAGTGCAGGACGCCTGAAAGCAGATAATCGTGAGTGTTTCTGTGACGGCGCTTAGTCTGAGCCGCACTCAGCTTTTTCTTGACAGTGTTGAACAGCTCCTCGCTGATGATCTGAGGACACTCAGCGACCTCATCAACGCCCCTGACTGTATATCTGCCGATGTATCTCTCATTGCTGAGAATACGACTGATACTGTTTTTATTATAGGCATTGCCGCGGCTCGTTTTCAGACCGGAATTGTTAAGCTCTCTGATGATCTCAGCAAATGTTCTGCCCGATGCATACATCCCGAAGATCTTTCTCACAATAGCAGCCTGATCTTCATTTATCTCCAGGCGTTTGTCAACTCCGACACGATAGCCGAGAGCTACATTTCCACCTGTGGTCTTCCCTTTGATAACGTTCTCGCGCATTCCTCTCCTGATTTTCTGGGAAAGCTCTGCCGAGTAATACTCATTCATTGCTTCCAGCAGACCTTCCATAATTATGCCTTCGGGACTGTCCGTGATCTTCTCCATAGCCGACAACAGCCTGATGCCGTGCTGCTTGAGCTTTGCCTTGTAGACAGCGCTGTCGTACCTGTTCCGGGCGAAGCGGTCGAGCTTATATACAATAACGTAGTCGATGCCGAGGTGCTTGCAGTCTGCGATCATACGCTGGAACTGCGGTCTGTGGTCGGTAGTTCCGGAGATTGCACGGTCGATGTACTCCCCGGTAACAGTTATCCCCTCCCGCTCTGCAAACTCATAGCAGGTGCGGAGCTGCCCCTCAATGCTCTGCTCGGTCTGACGCTCAGAGCTGTACCGGGCATAAATAATTGCTTGTTTCATAGCATTCCTCCTGAAATTATTGACATTATTTCAAGGACGTGCTATAATTACATTGCTGAGATGTGTGTTATAGCACGTCCGTATCCCTCGCTGGTGTTGGCGCACCGGTGGGGGATTTTTTGTTATATTACTATGTTTCACTGCTGAGAACGTCCAGATGACGCCTGTAACGCTTCGGGATATTTATACCTACAAGGTATCCGATAGAGTGCAGGAAGTTCGATATGACTGCAAAGCCGTCCTTGTAGAACGCCTCTATTTGCTTATCCTTGTACTGTATGCCCTTGTAGTCCGGCGGACAGATGAACGTCCAGTCTACACCGCTGCGGTCGAGCACGATACGAAAGAACTTGTCGATGTCGGTATCCTTGAAGCCGGCGTTCATCAGCAGGATATGGTGCTCCATTGCCTCGTCTATCTGACTCATAATGGCAGTCTCACCGTCGAAGGATATGAGTACCAGCAGCGGCTCGTCTGCTGCCATTGCCTTGCTCACGGCTTCATCATTGGGGTATTTTATAAGATTAATATGGATCGCTCCTTTCAAGTTATCCCTTGCGGTATTACCAGTACCGTTGGGGATTTTTTATTTCTCGGCTTTGCCCGAATTCTGAATGTAAACTGCTCTTACAAAAGGAACAGTTACCTCCTGCTTCATTACAGAAGTATATGTGTAGAAGCCTTTGCTCTGTCCCCAGACAGTCACAACATCACCCTCAAGGATATTCTCATTGAGCTTATCTGTATCAAAGTCAAAAGCGATAGTATCAGTGAAGCCGTAATCAGTTTTGGTTATGTTTACCCTGAAAAAATCATCCATTACCTGCACGACCTCTCCAGTAAATGTCACTTTTTCGCCATCAAGCGCTTCTTTATCCCGGGCGATCTCTTCAAATGTTATATTACGGCAGGCTTTTTTATAGTCTTCCTCAGAATAATTGCCGGCTTCCGAAGCGACCTTGTCATTCTCTTTGGCATTTTCATAGCCTTTGCGGAAAGAGGGCGTCCTGCTCAGGAGAAACCCTCCTATACCTACGATCAGAATAGCTGCACCAAGGACACTAAGGCAGCCTGAGCCTTGTTTACGCTTGCAATGCGGACATACTGTTGCTCTTTTGTCAATCTGTTTTCTGCAATACTTGCATAATTTTACTGCCATAGTTATTCCTCCTTATTCCACCAGATCTATCTGAGCAAGATATTTATTTAGCTCAGACAATTCGTCCATTCTTTCAAGTATCTTTATAAGACCTTCCCTATTAAATTTAGGAAGCTGTTCTATCAACTCATAAGCAGTTGAGACATCTTCTTCTGAAAATCTTTCGCTCAGATACTTTTTCAGCCATTCTGAATCAGCTTTCCATTTTTTCTCAAATTCTTCTGCTTCTTTGTCCCATTCTTCTTCTGTAATAAAAGAAATAGGGTTGACTTGTAAGATAGAAGCTAACTGTGCTATCTTATCTCTTCGCATATTGGATATATAGCCATCCTCCCATTTTTTTACAGTGCTTTTGCTTACGCCTACTGCATTGCCGACTTCTTCAAGAGTTAGCCCAAGTTCTGTACGTCTTTTTAATATAAGTTCGCCAACATTCATAATATCACCTACCCTTCTATCATATTATATCACGTTAGTTTCTAAAATGCAACTATATTTTGAAAAAATCTCAAAAAAGTTTCCTAAAAGGGTTGACAAATAAGAAAAAGCGTGATATACTGAAAGTATCCTAAAGGAAACAGAGCATTCCTTAGGAAAGGAGGTGAAAAAATGAACGCTTTTGACCTTAAAGCAGAGATTGCAAGATGTGATCTTACTATTCCCAAACTTGCTGATATGATAGGAATGGACAAAAAGACGCTCTATTCCCGAATTAGCGGCGAAACTTCATTCAAGCAGACTGAGATAGTGAAAATATCTCAGGTACTCAACCTGACTGAAGAGAAAATTATGGCTATTTTTTTTGCAGATGTAGTTTCTTAAAGGAAACACAATTAAGTTGAAAGGAGTATTATTATGAATGAGATCATCAAGATCAACAATGACAACAGCGATCGCCCGACGGTCATGGGTAGAGAACTTCATGAGGTTCTTGAAATCAAGACGCAGTACAGCAAGTGGTTCGACAGAATGTGTGAATACGGATTCACCGAAAATTCGGACTTTATAACTATTAGTCAAAAAAGACTAACAGCTCAGGGCAACGAAACAACCTACACCGACCACCAGCTCTTCATTGATATGGCGAAAGAGATCTGTATGATACAGAGAAGCGACATCGGCAGAAAGTGCAGACAGTATTTCATCGAGGTCGAGAAGCAGTGGAACTCTCCCGAAGCTATTATGGACAGAGCACTTAAATATGCCGACCAGAAGATAAAGCAGCTCGAACAGGAGAGAGCCAACACTCCTATCAGTTCAGAGCAGGTCACAAAGCTTGAAAGAGAAATGCGTATTAAGGCTATCGACCTTTGCGGCTGCGGAAAGGTTTATGACGATGTAGGAGTTTCAGTTATACTTGCTATTGAGAAAGAAATCTGCAAGGCATTAAGCACAGAAAGAATCGAGCAGATAACTATATGCAATTTCAAGCAGGCAGTAAAAATGTGCAGAAGCTTCAAGCCTAACCCGATGCTGAGAGGAAATATTGATTCAAGTAGGCTTCTACTGAAAAGTTAGAAAGGAGGTATCACTATGACCAACATCCAAGCAAGACAGCTCGCAGAGTTGATCGTCGCCTACTGGACACCGGAACGCATCGAGCTCTGGCATCAGTACGAAAAGACAGACCGGTCAATACCGTGGCGAGACTACGAACAGATGCACAGGAAGGAGGTGTCCGCGTGAACTACGAAATTTTCAAGGCGGCAGTAATAGTCGCAGTGCTCGCAGCGGCGTTCCTCCTGCTCTGCGCTATCGATAAAGCAATGGAGCTCAAAAGCGACTACGACGAGTGGAGGACTCAGAAGAACCGCGCAAAGTTCAGAGCGCCTGCTTACAAGCAGATGAACAAGCGCTGGACTCAGCACGTCAACCGCGACGAGCTCTGGAAGGTGGTGAGCAAATGAGCTTGGCAATGTCGAATGAAGAGATCTGCGTTAGATACCGTCAGGCGAAAAACAAAGGCGAACAAGTGAAGATCCTTGCAGAGCTGAACGATTGCCCTGTGGAACGTATCATCGGAATACTTACAGCAAACGGCATCGATAACAGGAACTTCAATATCCTTCGGCACAAGCTGAAGGAAGAGAAGAAGGTCGACGATCTGAGAAAAGACTGCAAGAAGCAGATCACAGCTCAGGCAAAGGTCGCCGAGAAGATGCAGGAAGTGCTGTACAAAAAGCCGGAGATCATTCCGGGACCGCCGGAGCCGGACAAGCAGCAATTGACAGTATCGGATGCAATCGCAGTGATAAGAGCCGAGCTTGCGGACATCAACCGTCAGCAGTATGAGCTCGATATGAGAAAAGCTGACCTCTATAAGCAGGTCTGGGATATGATGGGAGAGATGTAAATGAAAGCACTTAAACTTGAAGGAACCACCGTCACTCAGGTGGAGATCGACAATACACTTGAAGCCTTGCAGGCTGCTGTTGACGGCTACATAGAAGCAGTGACTCTGATACCCGGAAAAGCCGTGATGATCGTCAACGAGGAAGGGCTGCTGCGAGGTATGGCACAAAATCCCATTGCATCAGCTGTCGCCAACACTCAGATAGTTGGTCCCGCGGTAGTCATAGGAGTTGACGGTGAAGACTTCACGGACATTCCGGAAGACGTTGAGCACTGCATCAGAGCGCCGTTCGCGTGAGGTGATTGCAGTGAAAAGAGGAATAACAGTTGAGTTCGATTATAGCGATGACGGCTACTGGGTAATGAAAAAGCGTGGATCTCTTACGATAGAAGATATTGCACAGGCTATCAATGAACGCAGTGGCGAGGACAGATACTTCTTTATGATCGACACGAATGCGCCCGAAGGCTGGTATGATAATTATAACCTTAACGGCGATTATGAGCCTAAGGGTGACTGCGTAAAGGTTTACAGCTTCGATGCTATGAAGAGGCTCACAGGAGCCATAAAATAAGAAAAAAAGCTCCCCGAAGGGAGCAAAACAATAATATACCAACAATAATATACCACAAAGGGAGAGAAAAGTCAATGGTAGAAATCAAGATTGACACGGCAAACAAAGCACCTATGGAATTAACATTATCGGGCAGTTCGATTGAGTGTGCAAAAGAAGTGAGCATTGTGCTGGTAGAAGTCTGCAAGGCTATCTCAAAAGTAACAGGCGATCCGTTCGACAATGTCTTTACCGGTATAGTCGGCGGTGCAAAACTGATGCGCTTCTTCGAGAAAAAGGAGGAGGAGAAGAATGGACATTGAAGATCTCGGTCTGAGCGTCAGAACATACAATGCCGTCAAGCGCTATGGCATCAATACTACTGAGGAGCTTGCTGAGCGTATCGACGAATTCTGTAAGCACGCTCCAAAGTACGGTGCGGAAGCCCGTGAAGCTCTCAGCAAAGTAAACGCCCCTCAGTCCGGTGTGATAGTCGAAAGTGCAGAGTACACAAGGGCGATCAGGCTGCACCGCTGCATCTGCGCTAATGCTCAGGCGGCTCAGGAATCGCTCTATGAGATGTGCAAAGCCCTCAAAGAAATGCGGGATAGCAGGCTATATAGAGAGTTAGGCTACTCAGAGCTTAACGATTATTGCAAATCAGAACTTGGAATGTCAGACAGAACTGTTTATAAGTATATTTCAATAGCCGAAAATTTTGCAGCAGATGATAATTTAGTGAAGTCGTCTTCACTAATTGGCAGAGAAAAGCTCGCACTCCTTGCAAAGCTCGACGAGCAGGAACGTACTGAAATCACCCAGAATACCGACCTCGAAAACACCTCCGTCCGGGAGCTGAAAGCAAAGATCACAGAACTTGAAAAGGAAAAGGGCAAGCTGATAGATGACATCAAACGTGCAGGAGACGAAAAAGCAGGCTACAAGGAACGCCAGGACAAACTCCTCACTCGCAACAAACAGCTTGTAGGGGAGCTGGACAAGGCTGAAAGCGACCTTGACAAAGCTGAGAATGACCTTGACGAGGCTAAAGATACTATTCAGAGCCTTACGAAGCAGATAGAGGAAATGGAGAATCGTCCGATAGACGTTTATGAAGATACCGCCAAAGTTAACGAACTCACTCATCAGATAGAGGAAATGCAGATCGAGCACGCTGCTAAGATAGCAAGGCTTCAGAGTGAATACAAGAGTAAGGAAGCCGGAGAACCGGAAGTCTGCAAAGCTGTGTTCCAGGCATATCTCACAAGCGCAGCTGATGCTTTGCACCGCCTCTGTGATTTTGCGGAGGAGCATAAACCGGCTGAAGAATTCAGTTACTACATAGCCCGTATCAACAAACTTATCAGCCACGCCGAAAGCGAGGCAACAAGAATAGGAGGAAAATAATTATGTCAGTCAAGATCACCGCGCTTGAAGCTGAAAACATCAAGCGCATCAAAGCAGTTGAGCTTGAGCCTTCTCCGACAGGGCTCACAGTCATTGGTGGAAAGAACAACCAGGGCAAGACTTCAGTGCTCGATGCAATCTGCTGGGGACTCGGCGGCGAAAAGTACCGCCCCTCAAAGGCTCAGCGTGAAGGAGCGCTCCTGCCACCTAATCTGAAAATAACGCTGTCTAATGGTATCATAGTTGAACGCAAGGGCAAGAACAGCGCTCTCAAGGTCACAGATCCTAACGGCAATAAGTCCGGGCAGCAGCTGCTGAACAGCTTCATCGAAGCATTTGCCCTCGACCTTCCGCAGTTTCTTAATGCGAGCAGCAGGGAGAAAGCCAACATCATGCTTCAGATCATCGGTGTAGGCGAAAAACTCTATGAGCTCGAAGCCGAAGAAAAGAAGAAATATGATGAACGCACAGCTATCGGACGTATTGCAGACCAGAAAGTGAAATTCGCAGCTGAGATGACGTCCTATGAGGGAGTACCAGAAATACCGATCTCTGCAACGGAACTCATTTCACAGCAGCAGGCTATACTTGCTAAGAACGGTGAAAATCAGCGTAAACGTCAGGAAAAGGCAAAGTATGATTATGAACTTGAGCAGGCTCGTCAGGCTCTCGATGAAGCTAAACGCCGCTTTGCTCAGGCTCAGGCGAACGCTCAGACCGCAGCTAAGTCCGCAGAGAACTTGCAGGACGAGTCAACGGCAGAGCTTGAAAAGAACATAGCTGACGTTGAGATGATAAACGCCAAAGTCCGGGCGAACCTCGATAAGATGAAGGCTGAGGAGGAAGCTAAGGGCTACACAGATCAGTATGCAGCTCTCACAACCGAAATCGAGAATATCCGCAAGACTAAGTATGATCTTCTCAATGGCGCTGATCTTCCGCTGCCGGAGCTCTCAGTCGAGGACGGCGAGCTGACATACAAGGGGCAGAAGTGGGACAATATGTCCGGCTCTCAGCAGCTCAGAGTTGCAACTGCTATTGTCCGCAGGCTCAATCCCGAGTGTGGCTTTGTACTTCTTGACAAACTTGAACAGATGGATACAGATACACTCAAAGAATTCGGAGAATGGCTTGAAGCAGAAGGCTTACAGGCTATTGCTACAAGAGTTTCTACCGGTGACGAGTGCTCTATTATCATCGATGATGGATATGTAGCCGGACAGAATAAGCAGGCTGAGGCTGAGCAGGTTCCTGAAGCACCGATACAGCCTTGGAAAACAGGTACATTCTAAGGGAGGAAAACAGTATGAATTTTGAAGAAATTAACGGAATTCAGACCGGCAGCGGTTTGAAGGTTGTGATCTATGGCCAGGAGGGAGTTGGCAAATCTACACTTGCCGCCTCTTTCCCCGGAGCGGTATTTATCGACTGTGAGGGCAGCACATCGCGTATGAACGTCCGCAGACTGCCTAAACCGACAAGCTGGCAGATGTTTACAGATGAATTCGAGTATGTTCTTAACAATGCTCAGGCTAAAGGCTATCAGACTGTTATTGTTGATACGTTCGATTGGGCTGAACGTTTTGCACTGGAAGCTCTCTGCACTGAGCATAAGGTCAGCGGCATCGAGGGTATGAACTACGGCAAGGGCTGGGAGTACGAAAAGGAAATGATCGGGCGCTTTCTTGACAGAACTGACCGCCTGATCGCTGCCGGTGTCAATGTTGTGCTGCTCTGTCACGCTATCACCCGCAAGACAACGCTCCCGGAGGAAATGGAGGAGTTCGACCACTGGGAACTGAAGCTTGGCAATAAGACCACAAACAAAATAGCACCGCTGCTCAAGGAATGGTCTGATATGACTCTGTTCCTTGCATTCAGAACGAATATTGAAGCTGTGGACGACAAAGGCAAGAAGCATAAAGCAACGTCCTGTCAGCGCGTAATGTACACCACAAAGACAGCGTGGTGGGATGCAAAGAACCGCTTCGGGCTGCCGGACAGACTGCCCCTTGCGTGGGAGAGTATTGCCGGTATATTCGGTCCGCCGGTAGCTCCGCCGCTTACGCCTGCCCCCTCTGTACAGTCACCTGCTCAGCAGCTTATAAATAATGCTCAGACAGCAGGTATACCAACGGAAACGGCTTCTCCTGCTGAATTTGAACAGATATATCCCCCGAACGGGAATACAGCAAGTGCTCCTGCTGTTTCCAAACCTGCTGAACGTGTTCAGGGTATTCCTGATGCACTTGCAGACCTTATGCAGCAGTCGAATGTTACTGCCGAGCAGATTGAATATGTAAGTATTGATCTCCGACACTATATGGCTCAGGGGATGAAAATACAGCAGTTCCCACAGGATTATCTTATGTATCTCACAACAATCTGGGATCAGGTTCTCTCACTCATTCAGCAGAATTGCAAAGATTATGTACCATTTTAAGGAGGAATGAACTATGGAAAACTATAACAGCAACCCCTACAACAGCTATCAGCAGCAGGCTCAGGACAGCGGAGCGCTCAACTGGGACGATGAGATCAAAGAGGAGGGCGGCGGTTTTACGCTGCTCCCCGAAGGCGACTACATATTTGTGATCAAGAAGTTCGATAAGGCAAGGTACGACGGCGGTGCTAAGATACCTGCTTGCCCGAAAGCTATCGTCACATTCAGCATTTATTCTAATGACGGTCAGTGCATCGAACTTCAGGAGAACTTCCTGCTGCATAAGAAAATGGAATGGAAGCTGTCAGAATTCTTTGCATCAGTAGGAATGAAAAAGAAAGACGAGCCTGTGCGAATGCTTTGGACGCCGGAGCTTATTGGCAAACAGGGCGTCTGCAAGGTCATAGTACATAACTACAAAAAGGACGGCGAGGATAGACAGACCAATCGTATCGACAAGCTCTATCCGAGTTACGATCAGCCTGCTCTTCAGCCTCCGGTACAGCAGCCTCAGTATGCGCCGCCTCAGCAGCAGTACCAGTATCAGCAGCCTCAGCAGAACTGGAATCAGGGAAAGTTCTGAGGTGATATAATTGGAACTCAGACCATACCAGGAAGAAGCACGGCAGGCGGTCTGGGGCGAATGGGATTCGGGCAGAGATAAAACTCTGCTCGTTTTACCAACTGGATGCGGAAAGACTATCGTTTTTGCATCTATCGCTGAAGACTCTGTCAAGCGTGGTGAACGTGTGCTTATTCTTGCTCACAGAGGTGAGCTCCTTGATCAGGCTGCTGATAAGATAATGAAAGCTACCGGGTTAGGATGCTCCGTAGAAAAAGCAGAACAGAGCTGTATAGGGCAGTGGTACAGAGTAACAGTCGGCAGCGTTCAGACACTTATGAGGGTAAAGCGACTGGAACAGTTCAGCCGCGACTACTTCGATACTATTATCATCGACGAAGCGCATCACGCAATATCAGGCAGCTATCAGGTCATTCTCAGGTACTTCGACAGGGCGAAAGTCCTCGGTGTTACGGCGACTCCCGACAGGGGCGACCAGAAGAACCTCGGTCAGATCTTCGACAGCCTTGCCTATGAGTACACACTGCCACAGGCTATCAAGGAGGGCTATCTCGTCCCGATCAGAGCGCTCACCGTGCCGATAAAGATCGACTTTACAAAAGTAGGAACGTCTGCCGGCGACTACAAGCCCGGTGACATTGCGACTGCCCTTGATCCTTATCTGGAACGCATTGCAGAGGAAATGGCCAAGCATTGCAAAGAACGCAAGACAGTTGTATTCCTGCCGCTCATCAAGACCTCGCAGAAGTTCAGGGACATACTCAACAGACACGGGTTCCGAGCGGCTGAGGTCAACGGCAATTCTGACGACCGTGAGCAGATACTCGCTGACTTTGCGGAGGGGCACTACAACGTCCTGTGCAATTCGATGCTGCTGACGGAAGGCTGGGACTGTCCGGACGTTGACTGCATCGTGGTGCTGCGCTCAACAAAGGTGCGGTCGCTGTACTGCCAGATGGTGGGCAGGGGTACACGTCTTGCAGAGGGCAAGGATCACTTGCTTTTGCTTGACTTCCTCTGGCACACCGAACGCCACGAATTATGCAGACCAGCTTGCCTTATCGCAGAGTCGCAGGAAGTTGCAGAAAAAATGACTGAAAATATTGCAGCAGCCGGTTGCGCAGTTGACCTTGAAGCAGCTGAAAAGACTGCTTCCGAAGATGTTGTCCGGGATCGTGAGGCTGCGCTTGCTGAAAAACTTGAGAAGATGAAGAAGCGTAAGTCTAAGCTCGTTGATCCTATGCAGTATGCGATGAGCATACAGGATAATTCTCTCAGCAGTTATGTACCATCGTTCGGCTGGGAACAGAACCCCGTTACCGAATCCCAGAAGAAAGACCTTGAAAAGCGAGGAATTGATCCGAATGCAGTCGATACCGCCGGACGTGCCGAGAAAATACTCCGCGCCTGCGCTCAGAGGCAGCTTGCAGGACTTGCGACACCTAAGCAGATAAGAATGCTTGAACGATACGGATTCCAGCACGTCGGCAGGTGGAGCTTTACAGCTGCTACAAATATGATAACCCGCATAGCAAGTATTGGCTGGAAAGGTGCTCCGCGAGGAGTTGATCCGCAGACATACATACCACAGGAGACTTTAAATGAACTATAAAAACGATAACCTTGACGAGCTGCTTGAATATATCGATCCGGCTGAACTCAGCTATCAGGACTGGCTCGGTGTGGGAATGGCGCTGAAAGACTCCGGCTATGATGTGTCGGTCTGGGAGGCGTGGTCTGCCCGTGACGTTCAGCGCTATCACGCCGGAGAATGCGAGAAAAAATGGCGCGGCTTCAACGGTTCTGACACTCCGGTCACTGCCGGAACTATCGTGAAAATGGCTTTGGAGGGCGGCTATCATCCGCTTTCCAAGGCACCGGATAAAGTTCTCGGCTGGGACGACGTGATCGGCGAGGACTACACTGTTACCTCCGCCGAAGATACTCAGGAGCTGCCTATCGAAGAACCGTCCTTCTGGGATCCTGCTCAGCAGATACGCCGTTATCTCGAAACGCTGTTTGATATGAACGATTTTGTCGGCTATGTAACCGAGGTCTGGAAAGACGAGGACGGCAAGTATAAGCCTAAATCCGGAAGCTATGATCGTACAGCAGGTCAGCTCCTCCAGGAGCTTTCACATTACAACGGCAATATTGAAAGCGTATTCGGTACTGTCACACCGGAATGCGGTGCGTGGATACGCTTCAATCCGCTGAACGGTCAGGGTGTGAAAAATGACTGCGTTGCTGATTATCGTTATGCGCTTGTAGAGTCCGACAATATACCGGTAGCTCAGCAAAACGGCATTATGCACGATCTGAAACTTCCGATAGCAGCACTTGTATTCACAGGAGGAAAGTCGCTGCACGCTATCGTCAGAGTAGAGGCAGGCAGCTATAAGGAGTACCGGGAACGAGTCGAGTTTCTTTATAAGATATGCGACAAGAACGGTCTGCACGTTGACCGCAACTGCCGTAACCCCTCGCGCCTGAGCCGTATGCCGGGCGTTATGAGAAACGGAAAGAAGCAGTTTCTTGTGGAGACCAATTCAGGCTTCGGAAGCTGGAACGAGTGGAAGGAGTGGATAGAGTCAGTCAATGACGATCTGCCGGAGTTCGAGGATATGACAAACGCCTGGGAGACAATGCCGGAACTTGCTCCGCCGCTTATCGAGAACGTTCTCAGGCAGGGACATAAAATGCTGCTTGCGGGACCGTCAAAAGCCGGCAAGTCGTTCGCGCTCATAGAGCTTGCGATCGCTATCGCAGAAGGCAGACAGTGGCTCGGCTGGCAATGTGCAAAGGGCAAAGTCCTGTATGTCAACCTCGAACTTGACAAGGCTTCCTGCCTGCACAGAGTCAAAGACGTTTACACTGCTATGAAGATACCACCTCTGAACCTTCAGAATCTGCGGATCTGGAATCTCAGAGGTCAGACAAAACCTATGGATAAGCTGGCACCGTCCCTGATCTGGAGAGCAAAGCGTGAGAACTTTCTTGCAGTAATAATAGATCCTATCTACAAGGTAATTACCGGCGACGAGAACTCAGCTGATCAGATGGCTCACTTCTGCAATCAGTTCGATAAGGTATGCATTGCTCTCGGCTGCGCTGTTATCTACTGCCACCACCACTCAAAAGGCTCGCAGGGCGGTAAGCGCTCTATGGACAGAGCTTCCGGTTCGGGAGTATTCGCACGAGATCCGGATGCGCTGCTCGATATGGTTGAGCTCGAACTAAACGAAGACCTGATCAAGCAGCTCAAGAACAACGAAGGCTGCAAGGTCTGTGCTGATTATCTCAGCCGGTATGCGCCGGATATTATCAGGAATGCCTCTCCGGACGAGCTGCTAAGCCGTAACGCTGCGCTCAAGCTTTGCTGCGATAACTTACCCTCTGAAATATATGAGGGGCTTAAAACGGCTCTCAGTGCGTCTGACAGCTATGTAGAACAGCAGAGCGCTTGGCGTATGGAGGGAACGCTCCGAGAGTTCCCGAAGTTTCCGCCGAAGAACCTCTACTTCAAGTACCCTGTACACGAAGAGGATAAGGTTGGCGTGCTGAAGGACTTACAGACTGATGCAGATCTGACTTCATGGCAGCGAGGCGCTAAGAGAGGTGCAGCAGCCCGACAGCGTTCTGAGAAGGCTAAGACTGCCGATAAGAACGCAGAACTTATCAACACATTCAACGCCTGCAATGTCAACGGGGAGGTCACTCTTAAAGAAATGGCTGAGTATATAGGCTGTGAACCTCAGACGGTCAGAAACAGATTAAAACATTCAAGTGAACTGTACGTCAAAGACTCTAAGGTGTACAGAAAATAATTTATTGCTTTAGTGTGTAAAAATCAATGTAAGCACCCTATATATAATATATAATTTACACTTACACTAAAAGTACAATGTAAATGAGGTATACATGTAAAGAGGCTCAAAAGCCAGCCTCTTTACATTAGTACCTATTCATTTACAAGCGTGAAACAGAAAGGAAGTTTTTTATGAATTATACAGCTGAAGAAAGCAGAAGGCACCTTGAAAACAATAAGAAGAGATACTGTCCGCTTTCGTTTCTTGACGAGGAAGAAGATGATGCTTGAATTCTTCATAGATATGATACCGCCTACAGCTACACATCAGGAGAGAGGATGTGTTATCAAAAACGGTAAGAGACAGTATTATAACAGAGGCAACGGCGATGCCGAGCAGAAGCTCACAGCTTACCTCTCTCAGTACAGACCGGCTGAACCATTCACGGGAGCATTACAGGTAATAGTCAAGTGGTGTTTCCCAATCAGAGGAAAGCATAAGAACGGTGAACCACATACTAACAAGCCAGATGCGGATAATCTCTGCAAAGCTCTCTATGACATTATGACAAAGCTCGGCTACTGGAAGGACGACAGCCACATTTACAGTAGCATAACAGAAAAGTTCTGGGCTCAACGTCCAGGGCTGTACATCAGGATAGAGGAGGTGTGATAATGGACAGCAGAATAAAAGCAATCGCAGATCACTACGGCTTTACCAGTCAGGCGGATATGCTCTGTGAGGAGTCCGCTGAATTTATGGTGGCGCTGAATAAGCTCCGGCGCGGAAGCCCTGATGCTTATGAAAATATCAAGGAAGAGGTAGCAGATGTGCTTATAATGGCGCGTCAGCTTCGGTATCTCTTAGGCTACGAGGAGATCGACCGTACTATCAGCGAAAAACTCAACCGCCAGATGCAGAGGATAGCGGATGAGAACCAAGCGTGAAGTCATCTGCTCCCAACAGCAGCACTGTCTGAGCTGTCCGCTGTCGGTAGCGGTGACGGGTAAGGACTGCCGGGAGCTGAGCCCGGATGAGATACGGAAAATTATGAAGGAGGTTAGAGAAAGCGACACGCTTGCAGGAAGTAGAAAAGCTGATTGATAACAATTTACAGCTTATCACAGATTACACAAAGCGTGCGGCTGAACTGATAGGCAGCGTCAGGCAGCTTGAAAAAGAGCGTGATAAACTGACCAAGAAGAACAGAGGACTTGAAGTTGTCCGCTGCAAGGACTGCGTAAAGCTCAACCGCCACGACTGCCCTATGGCATACATCGAAAACAAAACATTGCAGTTTGCAGCGGTAGAACCAAATTTCTATTGCGGCAAAGGCGAGTTGAAGGAGGATTAACAAAGAAAAATGAAAACACTAAAGTTTATGGGACATTCCGATGATACATTCGGAGAGTACGGCACAACAATGGACGATATAGACAATGCCGGCAGCGGTGAGCCTATCCAGTGTGTGATCGAGGCTGACGGCACTGCACTGATCGTTACTGGACAGTATGACCGCAACGGCACAGGGACCTGGGACATCGGTATCAGCTTGCAGGATGAGGACCTCTCTTATCCTGACTGGGATATGCGTATCAGCTTCGAGGGCTATACAACAGTTCTTGAAATTGATGTTCCTGACGACTTCGAGCTAACCTGGTATAACAATGGAGAGAGGAGCGTGTAACAGCATGGTAGATTTAATTATCAGCATAGTTATCGCTGCTGTCTGCATAGGAGGTATAGCGTTCCTTATCCTGAAAGGTGGTGCTGATGGATGATCGCATCACCTTGCAAGGATTGCTCAGATCGCGTTGTCGGATGCCACAGCAGCTGCGCTAAGTACAAGCAGTACCGTTCTGAGCTCGATGAGTTCAAGGCTAAGCGTGCTGCTGATAAGGATGAGAGAGCTTTTGCTTCCGAAGTCAAGGGCGCGGTCAAGCGCCTGAGAGATCACAAGCGCGGCTCGGATAGGAGGCGGAGAAGATGAACGGAAAATGCTTCCGGATCCGTAACAGCATCACAGGAGCTTACATTCACGTTACACTATTCAAGCTACTCGAATTTGAAACACGAGCTGAGGCACTATGGTATATGCGCCGGAACGGTCTCAGTCCGGAAATATACTATGTGGAGGAGATAAGATGAGGAACTATCAGAGACAGAAGAATAATCCCTACAAGTTGCCGCACAACCTTTATATGCGTATGCTCTACCTCGTCCGCGACTACGAACGGCTGCGGTCTGAGCGAGAGGATATACTGCAAAGCAGTCCTGCTCCGGACGGCGTTCCTGCTTCCGGCACTGGCAACCCTACCGAGCAGAAGGCTATAAAGCTGGCAATGCTTGGCAGGGAATGCGAGGCTGTCACAAATGCTATTGAAACTATACCTCCGGAGTATCGAAAAGGTGTGCTGAGAAGTATTCGCAACAACGAACGATATCCTATTACCGCAGGTGAGTCTACATACAGGCGTTATAAATATAAACTAACGTATATGACAGCAAAATTTCTTTATCTAATTTAAAAGTTGATACACTTGGGAAAAAATCAAGTGCTATAATAATATCATAGAACATAGACGGAACGAGGTCTTAAGGCTGAATTCTCCCCGTTCCGCAGGTTCTGTCTCCGTGGTTGTACATTTTTCTTTCTTTGCCGGGACCGTACTTCCCGGCACCTCTATGGCAGCTTAGAGCAGTTGGTAGCTCGCCGGGTTCATGCCCCGAAGGTCGCCGGTTCAAGTCCGGCAGCTGCACCCACACACTTCGATACTGACATTCTCCTTATACCCCCAAGAGCGCCTCGGCATTAGCCGGGGCGTTTCTATATGCACCTATGGGGGGGAGGGACCCCTCCCACTAATAACTGAGGACTACACCGCGTCACTGCTCATAAATCTGCGCCCAGCGTGACGCTGGATCCTTATACGCTCCCGTGCTTGCGCACTCACTTCAGCATAATCCATAGGCTGCTATCGCTCACGGCGCAATATTTATAACTGCAACTTACTGACAAGAGGTGAATTTTATGGAATACGGGCTGCCGTATCTTAAAAGAAAACTGGATGCAAAGCGGCTGAGGGTTCTCACCCGCTACGCTTACTACGATATGAAAGTCTCAGTCAGCGAGCTGAGCAGCATACTTCCGAAGGAGTTCGGATGGCTCGCTTATTCGCTCGGCTGGTGTGCGAAGGCTGTTGACAGCGTTGCAGACCGTATCGTATTCGACAAGTTCAGCAATGATGACTTCGGGCTGAACGAGATCTACAAGCTGAACAACTCTGATGTTCTTCTGGACGACTCTGTGCTGTCGGCACTGATCTCGGCTTGCAGTTTCATATACATCGGACAGGACGAGACCGGTTATCCTACAATGCAGGTCATTGACGGCAGCAACGCTACCGGCACGATTGATCCGGTTACGAAGATGCTCACGGAGGGCTATGCCGTTCTTGAACGTGATGAGTACAGCCAAGCTCCTATTCTGGAAGCCTACTTCCGTCCGTATCAGACTGACTACTACGTTAAGGGCAGGCTTGACGAGAGTATGACGTTTGTTCACGAGGCTCCCTACGCTCTGCTCGCCCCGATCATCAACAGACCAGATGCAAAACGCCCATTCGGTCACAGTCGTATCAGCCGCACCTGTATGCACATCACTCAGGCTGTTCTCAGGACATTCAGGCGTATGGACGTATCCGCAGAGTTTTACAGCTTCCCTCAGAAGTATATCCTCGGACTGTCGGACGATGCTGAGTTCAACAACCGTGCTGCAACGATGTCGTCATTCCTCAACATCGGCAAGGACGAGGAGGGAGATAAGCCCACAGTAGGACAGTTTCAGCAGCAAAGTATGGCACCCTATGCGGAGCAGCTCAAATCCTACGCTTCTGTGTTCGCCGGTGAGACTGGTCTGACACTTGACGATCTCGGCTTCACTACTGACAACCCTGCAAGCTATGATGCTATCAGGGCATCGCACGAATCGCTCAGACTTACTTCACGCAAGGCACAGAGGACTATCGGTGTGGGGTATCTCAACGCCGGTTACCTTGCCGCCTGTGTCCGTGACAATTTCGAGTATGACCGCAGAGCGTTTGCAAATACCGTCCCTGAGTGGCTGCCGATATTTGAGCCTGATGCTGCCGCTCTTGGTGCTGCCGGTGACGCTATCCTCAAGGTCAATCAGGCTGTACCCGGCTTCATCGGTAACGGCAATATCCGCCGTCTGACAGGATTGGAGAGCGACAATGACGGACTATAAGCAGCTCCGGGAGGCTATCGACAAAAAGCTCAGCACCGACCCGGAGTTCCGCACGATCGTGAAGCACATAAACGGCGGCAGAGCAACGTTCATCGACACTGAGCGCTATGCCCAGATAACCGCCCGTGCTGTCAGCAGGGAGCTTTCGGCGGAAGTCCTCGATCTGAGCGACCGTGAGGGCATCACCACCCAGATACTCCGTGACAGCTACGAGGACATCAATGCTACCTGCGCCCGTGTCCAGAGAGCTATGGACGAAAAAGCCGGTATCCATATCCGTCCTCAGCAGGAGAATTTTCCAGCGGAGCGTGTGCAGCAGTTCACTCACTCCCTCATTGATCCGACCGTTGAGGACAGCGTTATCAAGCGCCGTGCAAGAGCCGGAAGTGATACGATAGTCAAGTCCGCACACGACGACTTCATCAGGAAAAACGCCACGTTCCGGAACGATGCAGGGCTGACCTGTTACATCATCCGTGAGGGCACGAACTGCTGCGAGTGGTGCAGCAGCGTTGCCGGTAAGTACAGCTTCGGCACTCAGCCGGACGGCATCTTCCGCCGTCACGATAACTGCGACTGCACGATCATCTATGACGGGCAAGTCCTACGGGGGAAGCGGAATGCGGACGGTTCACGCTCAAAGACGTGGGAGGAAGTCCCGGACGCTGCCAGCAGCTACAACCCGACCGTCCTCTCGCCGGAGGAAGCCGAAAGATTGCAGGCTAAAAATCAGCCGAAAATCTTGACAAATAGCGTGAATGGTGGTAAACTAAGAGTAAGCGGAGCAACAAGCGGTGCGTTAAACCCTGACAGTGATCGTGCAAATAAGCACGCTGAGCAATATTACGAATCTGTCAGAAAAATGCAGACTGATGTTAAACATATTGCTGAGAATACTGGTTATTCAGAAGATACTATCCAGTCAATAAAGGACTTTATCTTCAATGAAAAACACGATTTAGGCGATAGATATGATTACTTCGACCCTGATTACAAAATGGCTCAATCGTGGCAAAGACTGATTGACGGCAAAAATATTCTCCCCCACGATCTTACTTTGATAAAGCACGAAGAAATGGAAAAAGAACTAATGAGCCGTGGATATTCACAGGCAGAAGCACATTTAATAACCACAAAAAAGTATAATTACGAAAAGGAGGCTCGTGAATACTATGATAAAATTAACAGGAATAGCAAGGAATAATAATCATATTACTTGCACAGCGTATTTGGAAGATAGCGAACAAGGAATGAGCCTATCTTTTAATGAAAAAACTTCAGACTTTGAGGATTGCGTTTTACCACAGGGGTATGAGTGGTGCATTTCTCATATCAACCACGCAAAAAAATATCTTAAATCTCTGATAGGTAAAAATATATCTGCAACGGAAAAATTAATAATGTGGTATTAAAACCAAACCGTCTAAGTAATTAGGCGGTTTTCTTTATACCCTTACAAGCATTTGCAACCAGTTTGAAACTAAGTTGCAAGTGCTATTTTTATACCCTCACGGAGGTGGTTTATGGCAAAGACTAACCTGAGACCGGATCACAACGGCACCCAGCGAGCGCAGTTCGAGAGCAACAAAAAGAAGATCTATGCAACGCAGCGCGTGTGCGGCATCTGCGGCAAGCCGGTTGATTTCGGCTTCAAGTTTCCTCACCCTCTGAGCCCGACCATAGATCACATCATTCCGGTAGCAAAGGGCGGTCATCCCTCTGATATGAGTAATCTTCAGCTCGCACACTTCACCTGCAACCGGCAGAAGTCCGATAAGATAAAGCCCGGTCAGGACTTCTCGACCGGGAATGAGGTGATCTCGAACAGAGTGCTGCCGCTGACATTTGACTGGAAGAATATGTAGCGATATGAGCGAAAAAAGAACAGGCAGACAGACTCCGACAATATCTGTGGTCTGCCCTTATATTCAGTCCCTCGGTGATGAGGCAGTCGAGATCTACAACAGATCCAAGCGGAAAGCGCAGCCGTGGCAGGAGCTTATGCTCGAAGATATTATGGCTGTGAACGAGGACGGAACCTTTCGGCATATGAAGTTCGGCTGGTCTGTTCCAAGACGTAACGGCAAGTCCGAGATACTGATTATGCGCGCTGTCTGGGGTGTTACCCACAACAGACGTGTTCTCTATACAGCTCACAGAACCACTACATCAAGCAATGCGTGGAGCAAATGCTGTGACCGACTGTCTGAGGCAGGCTACAAAGAGGGCGTTGACTACAAGACTACCAAGAAATACGGTCTTGAAACTATCGAATGGCTCAAAGACGGCAGTACAGCGGTCATAAATTTCCGCACAAGGTCAAGCAAAGGCGGTCTCGGTGAGGGCTATGATGATCTTATCCTCGATGAGGCTCAGGAGTATACCACAGATCAGGAGAGTGCTCTTAAATACGTTGTCACTGACAGTCAGAACCCTCAGACGCTTATGTGCGGCACTCCACCGACTGCTGTATCTTCCGGTACAGTATTCCTGAACTACCGCAAGAACACCTTGAACGGCAAGAACGAAGATGCCGGCTGGGCTGAATGGTCCGTCCCGACACTCACTGACGCCCACGATCCTGAGCTTTGGTATGAGACAAATCCTTCACTGGGATATATTCTCAGCGAACGTACTATCAAGGATGAGCTGGGCGATGAAAACGACAAGGTCGATGACAATATCCAGCGTCTCGGACTGTGGCTCACTTACAGCCAGAAGTCGGCTATCAGCCGCAGGGAATGGGACGAATACAAGATAGATAAGCCGGAGCTGAAAACTCCGGTCAGACTTTTCTTCGGCGTCAAGTACGCAAAGGTCACATCGAATGTGTCTCTGTCTGTGGCAGTCAAGCTGCCTGACGGTAAAATTTTCATTGAGGCTATCGACTGCCGACCTGTCCGGGACGGCAATGCGTGGATAATCGACTATCTGCGCAGTTCCCGCGCCGCAAAGGTGGTCATAGACGGCGCCGGTAATCAGGACATTCTTGTCAGCGATATGAAAAACGCAGGCGTTAAGTGCAAAGCGCTGCTTCCTAAGTTGTCTGAGGTCATCGAGGCTAATGCACTGTTTGAGAAGAAGCTGTTTGAGGGCAGTATCTGCCACTCAGGACAACCCTCTCTTACACAGGCAGTGTCCAATTCGGAACACAGAGCGATAGGCAGCTCCGGCGGCTATGGCTATGCGTCACTTATGGAGGGTATTGACATAACGCTGCTCGAATCGACGTCACTGGCACACTGGATATGTTCGACTTCAAAGGAAGTAAAAAAGCAGCATATCTGCTACTAAGGAGGAAATATGGATAATTCAATGCTTGAAAAGATAAACCGCTTCACTCGCAGACCGTTTGCCGAAAATGAGGTCTATGCTTTTCCGGTCCACCTCTGCGACAATGATATTGACAGGGATCAGGAACGTTTTTCTGACGAAGCACTGCTCTCTATGAGCAAGCTGTTTGTCGGAAAGACCGGCATATTCGACCACGATCCTCGCACCGGCAACCAGACTGCCCGTGTGTTCGACGCTGAGGTAGTCATCGAGCCGAGCAAGCTCACAAAGGACGGGCGTGTCTATAAATGGCTCAAAGGTTTGGCTTACATAGTCCGTACCGACAATAATAAGGATCTCATCACTGAGATAGACGCTGGTATCAAAAAGGAAGTCAGCGTAAGCTGCTCTGCAAATAAGAGAATATGCTCAGTATGCGGTTGTGACAGACGTATTACCCAGTGTGAACATCACAAGGGACAGGACGGCTGCCACGTTATCCTTGACGACATCACAGATGTCTATGAATGGAGCTTTGTTGCTGTTCCGGCACAGATAAATGCCGGAGTTACAAAGAAATATATTCCCGAAAAGGAGGAAAAATCAATGGGAACAGAATTCAAACCTATCACCACTCAGGCTGAGTTTGATGCAGCTGTAAAGAACGCAGTTGAAGCAGCTGTTGCAGAGACTGTCAAGAAGTATGAGGGCTGGCTCTCACCTGAAGCTGCTGCTGCACTCGCTCAGGAGCGTGACGACAGCAGGGCTGCGGTCGATGCTCTCAGCACTGAGAACAAGTCCTATAAGCTCTCCGCTATGAAGATGAAGGCAGCAAACGAAAAGGGCATTCCCTTCGAGCTTGCTGAAAAGCTCTCCGGCGAGACCGAGGATGAGATCAACAAGGACGCTGATACCTTTGCAAAGTATTTCACAGCGCCCAAGCATCAGCCCACACCCAGATACTCCGGAGAAGGAGCATTCACAGATTCCAAGAACTCCGCAGCGCTCGAAATGCTGCGTGAGATCAATAACAACTGAGGAGGAATAATACTATGGGAAACAAAACTACTACCGGAACCCTTTTCAAGCCTGAGCTTGTAAAAGACCTTTTCAATAAGGTCAAGGGCAAATCCACGCTTGCAAAGCTCTGTGGCGGTGATCCTATGCCCTTTGCAGGCATCGACGTAATGACATTCTCTATGGACGGCGAGGCTGCTATCGTTGGCGAGGGCGCTCAGAAGCCTGCCGGTGATTCTTCGACAGGCTCTGTTACTATCAAGCCTATCAAGTTCGTTTATCAGCACAGAGTTACCGAGGAATTCCTCAAGATGACCGAGGAAAAGCAGCTCCCCATTCTTCAGGCATTCAATGACGGCTTTGCAAAGAAGATCGCAAGAGGCTTCGACATCGCTGCATTTCACGGTGTAAACCCTGCTACTAACGTAGCTTCAAGCATCGTAGGCGATAATTGCTTCGACAGCACTGTCACAAACACTGTCACCTACAATCCTTCAACACCTGACGATAACATCGACAGCGCTGTTGCACCTATCCAGCTCGCTGAAAGAGATGTAACCGGTATCGCTATGGCTCCGGCATTCGGTTCTGCTCTCGGTGCTATGAAAATGGCTGACTCTCACGCACCTATGTACCCTGAATTCCGCTACGGCGCAAATCCCGGAAACTTCGGCGGTATGACAGCCGACATCAACGGCACAGTCTCCTTCGGCAGCAGCCTTGACAGAGCTATTGTCGGTGACTTCGCAAATGCGTTCAAGTGGGGCTATGCTCAGAGCGTGACATTCGAGATCATTCCTTACGGTGATCCTGACGGTCAGGGCGACCTCAAACGCACAAATGAGATCGTACTCAGATCCGAGTGCTATGTCGGCTGGGGAATTCTCGATGCCGCTTCATTTGCTCGTGTTGTGGCAACAAACCCCTGACAAGTCTCACCGTAGCAGCCGAAGACGGTGAGACGGATGTGTTCGGCACACAGGTCAGTGACCTCCAGACGGGTGTAACCGTCGCTAATGGTGCTATCACAGGCACTCTCAAATACTACAATGACACATCAAAGGCTCTCGTGAAGGATTGGGGCGCAGGAAACTTCCTTGCTGTCAAGTTCACAAATATCGACGCTGATTCCACATCGGTAATGGTAGGACTTGAACCCTCAGCAGGCAGCGAACTTGTTGAACTCATAGACGATCCCGACAAGAACGGCGTGTTCAAGATCACGGATAAGAACACCCAGAAGCTCAAAGTAGTTCAGAGTACAAAGGGCGCTGACGGCAGCACCTACATCAACACGCAGCTCTATGACCTCTCCGGTCTGACCTGCAATAACGCATAAGGAGTGGTCGTATGGTCTATCACAACAGGATAGTCAGCAGAACCGAAAAGCCCTCGCCTGAAAAGGCTGAGGGCAATGCTCCGGCTGAGAAGGAGGCTGCAAATGGGAACAGTTTACGCAAGCGTAAGCGACATAACGGCGCTGGGGATAAGTCTGACGGCACAGCAGACAGCAGCAGCGGAAGTCCTGCTTGAACAGGCATCAGCTAAGCTGCGTACTGTCGGCAGAAAATACGGCAAAGAGATCGACATTATGATAGCCGACCCCGTTAGCGGTGAAGATACCGGACTTACGGTTAAGAATGTCATCGTTCAGGCTGTGATAAGAGCGCTCAACTCTATTGATAACGATGCTCCGGCTGCCTCAGCGCTGACACAGTCCGGTCTGGGTTACAGCGCAACAATGACCTATTTCAACGCCGGACAGTCATTGTATTTCCTTAAAAGCGAACTGAAAGACCTCGGACTTATGCGCCAGACCTACGGTGCTGTGGAGGTATATAACTATGGCTCAGCTGATTAAAGGAACAGACATACTGCTTTATGACGGCAGTATATCTGAAACAGTACATAATGTGCTTATCGGTGAGCCCTCCGCAGACGGAAAGAGCTACACGCTCGGTATTCCCAAAGGAGACCAGCACATCTGGACTGACCGGAAGATAGGATTTTTCGGAAGGATATTCCGGACCGTTGGGCTCCCTGCAAACGGCATCGAGGCAAATATACCTCTCGCGTGGGGGCAGAATGTCCGTGCTGAATATGCAGCGATAACCGGAAAATGCACAGTTTATGCGAAGAATACATACTCTCGACACGTCTTTGATGACGTGTTTTTTTATGACGGCAGAGGCGAAAAGACCTCAAAGACCGGTGCAGTTCCGACCGAAGACGTTACCGTGAAAATTTACAGTTTTGCACACAACGGCAGCTATATCCCAAAGCCCGGCGATATTATCGTAAACGGCGAGTGCAGCGTTGTATTCGACGCCTTCTCTGAGCAGGCTGTATCTGAAAGTATGGCTGAGCTCAGACGTGCAGCCGGGGATATAGCTGTGATAAGCAGCGTTAGAAATACGATGAACGGTCTTCTGCCGGACATAGACATCACAGGAAGGTGATAGAATGAACGTCAGACTGCAATGGGATAAGACATCAATAAGCAGACGCAAAATGCGTTTTAAGGCTGCTCAGAATTATGTTGACTCCGAGTGCCTGCGGCTTATGCTGTATTATGTTCCGGTGGGACTCAGACGTTTCCGAAATTCCGGAGCGCTCCGGGACTCCGGGCGTGTATCCTCTCCCGGTGTGATAATCTTTACAGATCCGTGGGCACGTTCAAACTACTATAATCTGCAAAAAAGGAATTTCAGACACGGCGGAAACCCGAACGCTACCGCACTATGGTTCGAGACGATGAAAGCAAGGCACGGAAAAGCAATTCTCCGTGGGGCTGCGGCAATTGCAGAAGGTAAAAATTGAACATAATCGAAAAAGTAAGAGCCATACTCGAGAGCTTCCCGAAGATCTCCGAAGTATGCAACTCCATACACATTGATTTTGCCGATCCTGAGCCGACAAGCTACGGTCTCAGCTCGACCGGCGACCAGCTTATCAGTGAGGACGTTCTCGGTAATCAGCGCAGACAGCACAGTTTCTTGCTTTACACAACGTACAGCAGCATTAACGACTATGAGCGGCTGAACAACAGCACAGCGCTCACAGAGCTGAGTGTATGGCTGCACGACCAGACCGGCGCAGAGGTCGAGACCATTATCGGCTCGGAAACATATACCGGAAAGCTCGAAAAGCTCACGGCTTCCAATGGTATGCTGTTCAGCGTACCTCAGGAAAACGAGCTTGACGGCGTGCAATATCAGCTCACAATTATAGCGGAGTATACCGTTAATGTTTAAAAGGAGGTACACAAATGCCTGATGAAGAAGTATTGACAGAGCCGAATGATACAGAACCTGATAACACAGAAAATAATAACGAGGAGGAAACAGATATGCCGGAAACAACTGGTAAACTCAAAAGAAGTGCACTTATGCACTTCCTTAACACAGCATTCTCAACGTCCCTTACATCACCTGACTGGTATCTTATCGGTAAGGACGTAGAGGATATGTCGGTGGAGCTCAACCCCGATACAGAAGCAACTAAGAATATCCTTGACGAGACAAGCATCACTGACAGAGGATATGAGCCGTCTGTAAGTGTTGATACTTACTTTGCAAACCCTGATGACGGTGATATTTATGACCAGCTCAAGGATATCGCTATGAATCGTAAGACAGACGGTGCTTGCAGAACTCTCGTTCTCGAGGTTCTTGTTGATAAGACAACAGGTCCGTTCGATGCCTGGGTTGAGGAGGCTATCATCAAGCCTACAAGCTACGGTGGAGCACAGGGCGGTGTCAGAATTCCGTACACTATCAGCTTCTCCGGAAATCGTCAGGCCGGTACGGTAACTTTCACCGACAAGGTGCCGACGTTTACGGCATAAACGGAATAAGGAGGAAGATATATGAAGTCTATCATTTTCGACGAAGGCTACGAGGAGTATATGATCGGTGACGATCCTTCAAGATCGTTCAAGCTCAGAGTATCTGATATAGGCTTACTCAGCCGTGTAAAGACAGCGATGAAGGAAACAGATGCGCTGCTTGCTAAGTACAAGAACAAACCTGATATTGAGTCGGTAGAAGAGTTCGATAAGGAATTCCGTGCCATAATCAATAAGGCTTTCGGTACAGATATCTGCACTCCGGTTTTCGGCGACTCTTCTGTGCTGACACTCACAAGCAGCGGAAAGTTCCTGTTTTCGGAGTTTTTCGATGCGTTCATTCCCCAGCTCAAGGCTGACATCGAAGCGTCGGTTATGACGCAGAAGATCAACGCACCGGAAGTAAGACCGGCAGTCAAGAAATATGTTGACGCCCCTGTTGTAAAGCCGATAGGTAAGCCGGTCGCAGGACTTGCGAACCCCTACGGCACAGCTCTCCCGGATGTATCAGCTCTCACTCCTGAGCAGAAAGCGCAGCTCATAGCGCAGTTGATATCGTGATAGGCTTCCTTCCTGAGGTACTGGAAGTCGGTGGGCAGGATATCCCTATCAATGCCGACTTCCGGAATATCCTCACGATTTTTGAAGCATATAACGATCCTGAGCTCACTGACCAGGAGAAAGTATATGTATCCTTGAAGCTCCTCTATGCAGGTCCGATACCATATTTCCATACACAAGAAGCCTATGAAAAAGCTGTGTGGTTTATGTCGGGAGGCGACAGCATACCTATGAGCAAGCCGGAAGAAGTAAAGACTATCGACTGGAAACAAGACGAGGGAATGATAATGCCTGCGGTAAGCAAGACATTAGGCGTTCCGGACGTTCGAGGAATACCATATCTGCATTGGTGGTCGTTCCTCGGTGCATTCGGAGAAATAGGCGAAGGCCTGTTCTCCACAGTAGTTGACCTGCGGCAGAAAAAAGCCAAGGGGAAGAAACTCAGCAAGGCAGAAGCTGAGTTCTGGAACAAAAACAAAAGCCTCTGCAAGATCGTTACTGCCGAAGAACAAGCAGAAATTGACGAAACAGAGGCATTCTTAAAAACATTAGTATGAGAAAATTCGTATGTCGCTGCTGCGGACGTGTACTGTTTACCGGGAAGTTCTCCGGCATTATCAGTATAGTCTGCCGGCGGTGCAAGACTAAGAATATATTTATCAAGTAGCTTCACAGCGTACCCAGAGTACCCGAAGCTCCGAGAAAGGAGTGAGGACTTTGGCTGTTGACGGACATCTTAACTTTGACACGAAGATAGACTCGAAAGGCTATGACAACGGTGTCAAGAATATAGAAAGTTCAACAGATGCGTTGAAAAAGCACCTAAAAAGCCTTGAATCAGCAGTTATAGCCGCATTCAGCATCAAGTCGGTAGTTGCATTCGGCAAGTCGGCTGTTGAAGCTGCTGCATCGGTAAACGCTGCGAACTCCGCGCTCGCTCAGACCTTCGGCGAGTTGCAGACTGCTGCTGAGGATGCAATGGGACGTGTCGCAGATGCCAGCGGCATCCTTCGCACGCGTTTGCAGGGTGTAGGTACACAGATATATGCGTTTGCTAAGACTTCCGGTATGGAAAGCGTTCAGGCGCTGAATATGATGGAAGAGGCATTGCAGGTAGCTGCGGACTCTGCTGCATACTATGACCGCAGCCTTGAAGAAACATCACAGTCGCTTATGTCGTTTCTTAAAGGTAACTACGCGAACGATGCGGCTCTCGGTCTGAGCGCGACAGAATTCACCAGGAACGCCGCAGCAATGAAGCTGTACGGTAAATCCTTCAAGGATCTGACTGAGGCTCAGAAGCAGCTCGTGCTTCTGCAAATGGTAAAGGATGCGAATGCGCTTTCCGGCGCGGAAGGACAGGCAGCGCGAGAAGCCGAAGGTTGGGAAAACGTCATTGGCAACCTTAAAGAAGCGTGGCGGCAGCTGCTTGCAGTTCTCGGCCAGCCTATTCTCAAGGTTGTGATCGGCTGGGTTCAGGAGCTTACTGAAGCTCTGACCTTCCTGACACAGAAAGCACAGATAGCTTTCAGCACGATCGCTAAGGTGTTCGGGCAGGAAACAAGTGACGCTGACGATACAACTGCGAGTATATCGCAGAGCGTAACAGCTCAGCAAGACCTCACGGAAGCGGTAGAGGAAACCGGTGAAGCCCAGAAGGACAATCTTGCCGGCTTCGACAAGATGAATATCATCGCCTCTAAGACTGCTGACAAGGCGAAGCCCTCAGGCGGCGGTTCAGCAAGCCCTACGATCTCACCGAGCGTCAAGGTCAAGGATAATACCAAAGAAACAAGCAAACGCCTTGAAAAGTTCCTGAGAACTACACGAAAAGGTTTTGAAGGACTCGAAAAGTACATCAGCAAGAACTTCGGACCGTCGTTCAAAAAGGTATGGAGTGAGCTGAGTCCTCAGCTTCAGCGCTTCGGCACAAATATGGGAACGGTGTTCGGGGATATCAAGTCACTCGGACCGCCTCTGCTGGAATACTTCAACGGCGATTTCACAACATTCTTGCAGACGTTTGTCGAGACAAGCGGTCATATCATCGCCGGGCTGTTCGACAGTTTCAACACGGTATTTTCGGATATATGGAACGAAGCTGCTTTCCCGATACTCCAGAACTTTGTCACAACCGGCTTACCGCTTATCACGCAGTTCGCAACAGAAGTCACAAAGACGCTCGGAACCCTCTTCGATGAGCAGAAAAAGAACTTTGACACGCTCTGGAAAGTCGTAGCTGTCCCCAGCTTAAACGGCATTGCTACGGTCTGGACGGACACGATGAACATACTGTCCGAAAAATGGGAGAAGTACGGTTCAGTCGTATTCGGAAAGTTCCGTGAAGCGATACAGACAACCGGAAATGTATTCCGGAACGTATTCAATACGATATTCGCGCCGGTCTTCGACTCGCTATTCAAGGCTCTTGATAATCTATGGGAAGGCCACGCAAAGCCTCTTCTCGATAACTTCATCGACTTTGCCGCAGAGCTTGGTATACTTGCGCTTGACATTTACAACAAATTCATCGGACCTGTCGTGAACTGGTTCGTCAAGACGTTTGGACCGCCTATCTCAAAGGCGCTTTCAACGGTCGCTGAGAACGCTGTCAAGCACATCGGTGACATCCTCGATGTATTCAACAATTTGTTTGTGCTGCTGAAAGACGTCTTGAAATTCATCAAGGACGTCTTCAAGGGTGACTGGGAAGCAGCCTGGGGTGATATAAAGAAGATCTTCGAGGACTTCTGGAACTTAGTCGTTTCTATCGTGAAAGTTCCGCTGAATTCCATTATTCGCCTGATAAACAGCTTCTTGCAGGGCATTGCAGACGGAATTCAGCTCATCATCAACGGCTTGAACAAAATCAAAGTTGAAATCCCCGACTGGGTTCCGGGCGTTGGCGGAAAAGAATTTGGAATTCATCTCGGCGATGTTGAGTTCAAGAAGATACCGGAGCTTGCCACAGGTACGGTTATACCGGCGAACTATGGCAGGTTCCTCGCTATGCTTGGTGATAATAAGAGAGAGACTGAGGTCGTTTCGCCGCTCAGCACTATCGAACAGGCGGTCAGAAACGCTATGGCAGGTGGCAACAGAGAGCAGACAATACACGTCCACGTTGAGCTTGACGGCCGAGAGATCGGTCGTGTAGCAGTAAAAGCCGTAGACGATAATAATCGCAGGAAAGGAGCATAAATGAGCAGACTAATACCTATCAAGACGATAAACGGCACAAATATGGCTGCAAAGCTGCAACCTGCGAAAGAGGGCTATACCGTGCAGAAGTCAGACCTATACTCTGACAGCACAACACGTTCCGCGGAGACAGGCGTGCTTATTCCCTACCTTATCCGCCGGGACGTATACACAATAGAGCTACACTATGTTGGGACAGCAGCAGAGATACACGAGATAGAGCAGATCATAGCTCCGACAGGCGGAGTTCGTCAGTATCAGGTCGAGTTCCTTGATGATACCAGCTATGTGACCAAGACGATGTACCCGAGCGACCGGCAGAAGCCGATAGAAGTCATCATCGACGGCGTTCCGAAGATGTCGCTCTCGTTCTCACTTGTTGAGATATAGGAGGTGCCGCTGTGTACAACGTATCACAAGCATACAGAACGGCAATAGAGACCGGAGCTATACAGCATATCCGCGGTAGCATACTCTATCCGTCTGGTACTGAGCAGGACATCACCGAGCTGATCAAGGGCAGTCCGCACATCGAGACTAAGTGTGTGGAGAACGACGACACGTTTATGTTCGGACAAATCTACATCGGATCCTGCGAGGCAGTCGTGCAGATCGCAGATGCGACAACAGATATGTTCACAGGCGCAGAGATAACGCTTGATTTCGGCGTAGACGTTGAGGGTTCGGACGAGCCCGAATGGGTACCGCTCGGCGTATGGGACATATCCTCAGCCGAACGCGGAGCTGCTGACGAATGGACGCTGAAAGCTCAGGACCGTATGCACCGTATGAAGGGAAACTTCAACATTGACACGATCGGACGCTGTTTTCTGCGCTTCTCGATGCGCATCATTACTGATCGCACCGGCGTTGAATTCGCGCAGACTCCCGAGCAGTTAGCGGCGCTCGCCGGCATATATCAGGAGAATTTTTTCGGCATCTATTACCCTCAGACCTACTGGGACGAAATTCAGATGATCGCGCAGATTATCGGCGGCTTTGGCTTCATCAACCGCTCCGGACAGATAGAGTTCCGGAAATTCGGCAGCACTCCGGTGCTCTCGATACACGCCGACCGCCGCCACAACATCAAGCTCGCGGAGCGTCCCTTTTCTATCGACGGCATAAGGTACACCGATCGCTACGGTCAGAGCGCGGAAGTCCACCGCGATGAAACACTAACAAAAGGCGTTGCTACGCTCGCATTTGCCGCAAACCGTTTCATGTCTATTAGCAGCGAAAACTACGAGGACTGGTATCAGGCATATCTCAAGCGTATCCTCAACGGCTTACAGGGTTTGGAGTGGTATGCAGGAGAGGTTGATTACTACGGCGATCCGGCGCTTGACCTCGGCGATATGGTTGCGCTCGAAGCCGGTGCAGTCGGCGAAACTCCGGTGAATTTCCTCATTACGGGTATCTCGTGGAGCTTCCGCGGCGCTCAGACTCTTATCTCTGCCGGTCTGCCGGATATATCCACGCTCGGCTCGGACGGTTCATACAGCTCGACGAGCAGCAGTTCCGGGAGCAGCTCCGGCGGCGGCATAGTTCAGATCAATCAGATGTCGGCGCTGAAAGCTGTGGAGCTCGATGTTTTTCCCGGTGACCTTACCGGCAGCACTCGCAAGACTATTGCTCGCGGCGGTTTTGCCGTAAAGGGTGCTGCGGACTGCTATGTCGATATCGGCGTAGTGATGCACGTCACGGCGGACTGCACCGGTGATATCACAGTCTTGCACGACGAGGTCGCGCAGGAGTTCCAGCCGGTTTTCACGATGCACAGCGGCGATTGGCAAACGGAGCACTTCACCGTGCCCATTTCCCCCGATGGCGGCAAACACTCCCTGCGAGTGGTCGCCCGAGGTTCCGCTGAGATCACCGACATAAAGGCGGTGCTCTGGGGGCAGGACATCACCGAGCACCCTGCGGATTACACGTTTTCGGACGACTACACTTACACCATTGCAGACGGCGAGGCTACTGTCACCGGCTACGTCGGAGAGAGTCTCACGCCCGAAATACCGGACATTTTCGAGGGCGCAAAGACCACTGCAATCGGCGGCACGGCGTTCACAGGGGCGGAAATAACGTCCGTAAAAATACCGGAAGGAGTGATTGAAATATTATGACAGGTACAGGAACACAGGCGGATCCGTACAAGCCTACGACCTGGGAAGAAGTCCTGAGCTGCACGGCTAACGACGGCATTTACACTGACTTCCCGGTTACGCTGGTGAAAACCAGCGACACACAAGTCAAATCATTCAAGGTATATCTGCGTCAGGACGGTAGTGTAGTTAAAAAACCGAAAACATCCGAAATTTCGACATATTATGAGAACACATTTGTATTCGATATGAATGACTACTACCCGGAGGGCATTACCTCAACTATACAACTTCGTGGATTTATCAACGGAAAAGGGGCGACTATCAAGAATGCTTCTTATTCCGGAAATGATGGTGCATTCCGGGTTTCGAATGATAATTCGGGTGGTCAGATCGTGGGACTGAATTTCACCGATTTTCGTTTTATCACGTCTCACACGGATACGGTATTCATCGAGGGTTCAAGCAACAGCGGCACAATGTACAGATTATGTCAGTTTTCCGGGCGTATCGAGAGCAAAGGTGCATACTGTGCAATCACTCGCGGAGGGTATTATGCAGCAATTTCACGATGCAGTTACAACATAGAAATCGAAGGCAATGTGAGTATCGACACAGGGAACTGGTCAGCACAACTGCAATACTGTAATGTGAATGTGACTGGGATAACAGGAAATGATACACTGAATATCACCCCGAACAACACTTTCGTATCCGGCAGCGTAAATGCGCTGACGATCGAGGGCAGCTTCGGCTACGGCAAAGAGTCAGTTATTGATGTAGCTGCGAGCAGCATATCCACGGCAAATGGCGGAGTTACTCTAATATTAGTCAACACTGATAAGTACAGTGGCAGCCTGCCTTCGGGCTGTATCAGCTGTACTACTGCTCAGCTCAAAGATGCCGAATATCTTTACAGTATCGAATTCCCGATACAGAGGTGATGATATGGCGATTACCAATATTTCAGACTGGACGAAAAATGACGCATCGCTATTTCTGACTTTCGAGAATATTTTTTTTGACACCACCAATGAGCTCACATATAAGGGCAGCTCAGGAGGTTATGAGCGCATATACTTCCCGATCCCCTCCGAGCCGGGGCAGACGGTGACTTTCACGGTAAAGTTCTGCTCGCCGTCCGGGTTTAGTTGCAGCTATGGAGACAGCAAGGACTATATAGCTTTGGCATCAGATCTGCCGTCAAGCACTCAGCAGCTGTCTTCGCTGCCGATACTCGCAAAAACTCCGCTCGACTCAGCCGCAAGCAACACGCTGCGCGAATATGTTGTGACTGCCGTAGCAACCACAACGACTACCTACTGCGTGATAGACTTTGGCTATATGCTTGATAATGTGACGGTATCGCTTAAATACGCCGATATTTCGGTCACAGCGGAGTACAAGTGGAAAATTCAGGACGGCGAGCTCACCAATACGGAGTTTATCCCACTCCCTGAGCGCCCATTCGTGGGTGACAGTCCCTACACGATGTGGCGGATAGATCCGGACATCAACAACAGTATGCCGTTCTCACCCCTGATGATAGGGCTGCCAACGCTCGCCCACACCGGCGCCTTTATGGACTGCGAAAACCTCAGCTATGCTGAGATACCGCACAGCTGCAAGGCTATCGGGCGTTTCACGTTTGCCGGAACTGCTCTGCGCAAGGTCAAGATCGCCTCCGACTGCACCTATCACGATACGTCCTTCCCGGAAGGCTGCGAGGTGGAGTTCTACGGCGGTGGAGGTCAGTGGGGACAGCTGCTGGACGGCGACGGCTATGCAGTTGTTGACGGAGACGGCGCAAGAATTTACATCGAGGAGGAAAACTAATGGCTGATTTGATAAGGAAAATGCAGGAAGGTCACACGGTCGAAGATCTCGATACGGTGATAGACGAGGTCTACGAAGCCCGTGGCGAGTATGACAGCCTCGGTGAACGGCTTGACGATATGAGCTCGGGCACTCCGGCTCCTGCGAGCTCCACGCCCTCAATGGACGGCACAGGCTCGGCAGGAACGTCCAATCAGTATGCAAGAGCAGACCACGTACATCCGAGCGACACGAGCAAGCAGAACGCTCTTAGCTCAACACAGCTCGATGCTGTAAATTCAGGCATCAACAGCCCAAAGGTTGCACAGATTGAAATCAATAAAAACAATATTTTATTACTTGAATCTCTTAACGGCGGTAAAAATATTGCAAGGGTTGCAAGCGCGACAAAAACGGGTAGTGGATATTTTTTATCTAACGCCGCAAATACACTGACAATTCCGCAGAATACCGCAGTATACATATGCTTTGACTATGACGTATCAAGCGGTCAAGTATCATTCCAATTAACTAATTCAAACGGAGATGTACTTTCGGGTACAAGTGTCTATACGCCCACAGGTCCAGCAACAGGACACAAAGTGCAGAAAGTAATCCCTACGACAAACGACGCCAAGGGATATAACGCATATAATAACGGTAGCGGAACGGTGCAGATAAGTAACATTATGATAGTCCCTGCGGATATATATGAATCAGGGTTTACAGATTATCAGCCCTACGCTATGAGCAACGCAGAGCTGACAAACAATATTCCATTGATTAACAATTTCAAATATCAAGACATCACAATCAAGCTATCTGACTTAACATGGGCACAAGGCGTAAGTGGCGAATATTATAGCTCTTCCGTTAGTGTACCTAATGCAACGGAAATAGTTAGTATAATGTGGATAACAGACAGTTATATTAGAGATACCGACAGAATTACACCGCACGTAGTATCAAGTGACCGAAGCAAAATTGGACTATACGCTAATACAGATACGTTTGCACACCAAAATGCGACAGTGTCGTTTTTGATACTTTATAAATAAAAAAGTAATTCCAAAGGAGGCAAAAATGCAGTACATAATCATGCTCACAATCGTACTCGGTATGGCTGTGACGGATTTTCTGACCGGCATAATTAAGGGGTACGTCAATAATGATTTATCGAGCGCTAAAATGCGGAAAGGCGGTCTCAACAAGATTGCTGAGATACTTGTTATGGCTTGCTCTTGCGGCTTAGAAATCGGCATTAAAAAGCTCGGTAACTATTACTCAGCCGAAAGCCTTGCAAAGATAACCGGAGCAGTAACGGCGGTATTAGTGTTCGGGTATATCGTTATTATGGAGATAGTCAGTATATTGGAAAATTATGCTGAAATCAACAGAGAAGCAAGGTGGGTGAGAAACCTGCTGAAACGGCTCAAAAGCGTTAACAACGATAAGGAGGAATAACAATTATGAACTCACCATTCTGCGGAAAATTCCGCGTATCACAGGGCTTTCGCCCACCCACAAATCCTACACATGACGGTCTCGATCTCGTGGGTATCGACTCGAAGGAGGTACACGCGACTGTCTCCGGTACGGTACACTATGCCGGCTGGGAAAATCCCGGCAACCACGCTCAGGGCTTTGGGCAGTACGTCTGTATCCGCGGTACGGACGGGCTTTTCTACTACTATGGTCACCTCAGCGAGCTCAGAGTCCGCACAGGTCAGGCAGTAGCCTGCACCGAGGTGATTGGCATCGAGGGCTACACAGGGCACGTCATACCTTCCGGTCCCGGTGGCAGCCACTGCCACTACGAGATACGCGGCGGCTTTTTCAAGGGCGCAAAGGTTTACGATGTGTGCAGCAAGTCCGGCATACCTAATGTCAAGGGTGGTACATACGATGATGGCTATCGTCCCGAAGCTGCTCCGGCTAAGAAGGAGCCCGACATCAAGGCGGTGCAGAAAGCCCTCAACGCTCACGGCTACGACTGCGGAGCTGCGGACGGTATAGTCGGTCCGAAGACCACTGCGGCTATGGCCAAGGCTCTGAGTGACCTTTGGTGTTGAACTTCAACCAATCTTCAACCAATACACCAATCAGCGTGCAATAAGAATCCCCTCTGAGGTTATTCCTCGGAGGGGAGCTTTTCTATTCAGCAGTTTTCGACAATGTGCAGCACATAAATTTGTTGCTTTGCTTAAAAATCAAAATTTTATGTTGTATCATAATACTGGTATGCAAAAAAATAACCGCCTGATGATCAGACGGTCACTCTCAGGGGCAATACAAAAATTATACAGCCCTTTGCGTATAATGTGTCGGTTGGTGGAGGCGAGGGGAATTGAATTGAGCAAGAGCCTTTCTGTAATTTTTAGTAAAAATCGAAAACAGCTGTGTTTAGCGGTATTTTGCAGTTTCACTTTTAGCGGCTTCAAGTGATTTCAAGCAATTTTTAATACTAATAAGTGGTAAACAAGTGGTTAAAAAGGTGCGTTTCTGCCATTCATAATATCAGTAACGTTAAAAACATACATCCTTCATAAATCCCTCATTTTCATTATGTCAGTTGCTTCTATCAGTTTTGAAATAAGTATTTTTGATATTTTCAATCAGATCTCTTACATCTATGAACAGAATAAACAATCCGGTAATCTGTCCCAACAATGTAGGAGTGTTTTCAGCAACATCGCAATTTCCTAAAAGTACACCAATTACGGAACAATCGCACCGTCACTGTATCCGTTATTTATTTTCCAATTTTTTACAAAATTTAAAACGTCTATTACTGTATTCATTTCTATATCTCCTTCTAATAATCAGCATTCAAATCTTACAGAAACATTCTTAACCCGTTCATGATTAAATAGTTCTGAATATGATTCACAGATAAATGCTTCTGTGATAATTTCTCTGATCTTTCTGTCATCTTCTGGTACATAACCTTCAGGATACTCAATAGCCTCAATAATCCAGTTGAATTCAGCATTGCACTTTGTTGCACTTCCCTTATGATTCGTTGATAAAGTAAGAGTTATCGGAGTTTCTCTAACGCATAAAACATAATAGGTTAATCTTTCATTATCTCTGTTTGGATCAGTTGCCCCAGTCAGAATAAGAAAAGAATCATTCTCTTCATCTACAGTCAACCAGCCGACATACTTACCTATTTCAGAACCCATAGGATTCTTATATCCAATCCTTCTCAAATAATCAATCTCTTTTGATGGATCGTTAAATTCGCGTTTCTTTTTTATAAATGACAT